ATACTAATGGTAACTCTCCAATGCTAATGTTTAATACTGTAGACTATAACAAGCTTGACACTCTACACGGTATGGTAAACTTAGAGAAAGAACTAGCTATGGTAGAGAAGCGCTTTCCTAGCCAGCATATAGTACTACTAATAGACCCGCTGTATAAGATATTCTCAGGACACATATGCGATGAGTTTGACGCTAGGCGACTGTTTGATAACTTAGACAAGATAAAGGCTCAGCACGACTTATCTATAGTAATGGTGCATCATAGTCGCCAGAGCCTAGTATCCTCCGATGGCAAGCCAGTAGATATGGGAGCGGACGAGGCTAAGGGCACTAGTACCCTCAAGGACTGGTGCGATACTATGGTTAGAGTTAAGCTACTTAACCCTCAGCCTAAGCCAGGTGACGAGACTAGAATTGCTGTAGTACTATCTCGCCACGCTGAAGCCACCATACCTATCTTTGATGTCAGATGGAGCCGAGCCACTCTCCATCCTACTATCATCAACACTATTACATCTGAGCAGTTTGAGGCTATGGAGGAGGAAGATATTAGCATTAGGCACTTGTTATAATGAGTATCGTTATGGTTTGTTATAATATATGTAATGTTATAATTATACATAACCATAACAAAACTAATACATAGGCTTACTACATATTGACAACTACATTACTATATGGTATAATAGGTAATGGACGGTTGAGTTCAAGAATAAAGGAGGTAGTAGATGTAGCACCACAACTGAATAACTAATGGAGGTAGTATGGATTATGGAGTAATAGGGCTAGCATTAGGTATAATGGCAGTAATACATATTTTAGTAAGGAGATTAAAATGACAGAAGATAACATTACTATTAGAGGGCTAACTGAGGGTGGAGATATCCCAGTAAAGAAGTTCAGAGGTACTCTCAAGGAGATTGTAAAGGATACTAACCAGTATGGTACTTATGTAAACCTTAACTTTCAGGTGGTCGAGATTATAGCCTCTGACTCTCCCTTTGAGCTACCTATCATACCGGTGAGAGTGAAGTACAGTAACCGCGTCAAGTCTAAGTGGGGGATACTGGCGGCTAGTATGGCTAAGATTATTCCAGAGACCGAGGACCTTAACGACCAGATAGATAAGGAGATGCTGCTGGAAAAGACTGAAGGTCATATGCTGTATAGCCGTGACTCCAATGAAGGTAAAGGCGGAGACATACCTATGCCAGCGTGGGAAGTGACTGAGATAGAAGGCATAGGAGTGGCTGATGCTGGAGCTGGCTCAGCTGGTACTGCTACCGATAGAGCTAAGGAGCTGCTTGATGGTAGTACATTAGCTGACTTTAACAAGCAGGCTCTGTCTGACCCTAAGATACGCAAGGACGCGGCTCTGGTGAAGGCTATTACTAATAAGAGCTTTATCACTGGGATGGTAGAGGCTGGGATATTTGAGCTAGACGAGAACAAGGTATATCATAAGGTATAAGTAAGGAGTTTGTTATGGAGCGGATACCTAATCCAGAATTGGAGAGGTTAGTACTTAACCACTTAGCCAAGCTCTATAACATCAAGGAGAAGCGGGAAGGCATACACCTAAGCACTCTAGTCTACTGCCTTACCCGCTCCTTCTTCGACCAAGCAGCGCCTATAGAGCCAACTGATGATGAGGTATTGCTGTTCGCACTAGGCTATGGACTACAGGATGTGCTGACGCCTAAGGAAGCTGAGGCACCGCTATACGAGTGTGAAGGCATTACCTACAGACCTGATATGGTGCTGAAGTTAGGCGAGCAGGAGCTAGGCGAAATCAAGACTACTAGAATGAGCACTAATACTCTGGCTACTTCACTCCCAGATACTTGGATAGAGTATATGATGGGCGGGTGCTATATGAGAGGCAAGACTAGCTACAACCTAATTGAGTTGGCTATGATGGGTAACTACAAGCCACCGTTTCCTAAGATATTAGCCGAGACGCTAGTCTTTACGCAGGAGGAGATAGACTCAAATTGGGAGTACATTAAGGCTAGGCAAGAAGTATATCTAGATGCAATAGCTAAGAACATTCCTCCTGAGCCGTACCAGCATTGTAAGGAGTGGGAGTGTAAGTACTGTAGATACAAGTTAATGTGCGAGGCTATAAGTAAAGAAGTAACTATAAGAAAGGTGAAGTAACATTATGATATTAGCAATTTGGGGAGAAGAGAAGTCAGGCAAGTCTACTATGGCTCTAACATTTCCTAAGCCTCTATTCCACTTAGACCTGGATGTAGGAGGTTATGCTAGGGCAGCTTGGCGGCTAGATACTAAGGATATAACTAGCAAGTCCTACACCCTGCCACTACAGATTGAGAAGATGATGGGTAGTAAGACACCAAGTATCAGGGCTGCTAGGAAGGTAGTAGGCTATAGGGAGGTATGGAATAGTATTATCTCAGACTATGTAGATGCGTGTAATAACAAAGATATCCAGACTATTGTAATAGACTCAGCCACGCAGCTCTGGTCTATATGCCATACTTCGCTACTACAGGAGAAGCAGGAGAGACAGCTAGCCGAGAAGCCAGGTATGCCTGAGCATATGCTTAGGGAGAAGCTCCAGCCTGTTGAGTTTCCTAACGACCGTATGAGGTCAGTAATATATGCGGCTAGGAGCTATGGTAAGAACTTGGTACTTACCCACTATCCTCGTAATATCTATAAGTCCAAGTTTGACAACAAGGGCGAGCTAGTAGAGTACAAGTCTGACGAGGTGGAGCCTGACGGCTTCAAGGATACGCAGAAGCTAGTAGATATAGTAATATGGACTAGCACTAGTAAGGAAGGAGCCACAGCCAAGATAACCAAGTGTGGCTTAGAGGGGCTAGGATTTGCTGCTGTAGGTCTAGACATTAGTCCTAGCTACCAAGGTATATTAGACTTAAAGGAGGCACTAGGAGGATGAAAGCTCAAGTACCAGACATAGTAGTAAGTAACGTACTAATCAAGTTTGTGATGTCGTATAAGTTTATTAACAAGCTGAGAGCTGGTGAGGTAGATACTGTAGAGGTAGCGTTACCTAAGACTATCACTATACCAAACTCAAATGAGGTAGTCAAGGTAGTCCTTAAGGAGAGCTCAGATGATAATGGTGGACAACTCAGAGCCGATGAACATAGTAAGCCTAATGCGACAGTCAGTAGAGGTGTCGGTAACAAACCTAAACCAGCTAAGGATGTCTGATTACTACTTCTGTACTGTTGTCGGCACTACATCACAGTTTAGCCGCAAACAGGCTGGTGAGTTGCTATCTGATATAGACGAGGCTGAAGACCAGCTAAGGAATTACTATGATAATGCTGACAGGAACTACCAGATAGTAGAGGGTATCATCAGCCCAGTGCCGCTGCTAGTTAGTAAGAAGAAGCGATCTCTAGATAACATTAGTATTAGGCTAGGCAAGACTGGAGGGCAGTTGATGTTCTCATACTCAGTGACTGATAGTGGCTTTATCTTTGGCGAGCGAGACCATAGGGTAAGCGCAGATGGGCTAGCAGCCTGGCTACATAGGTTAGACTGCGCTGGTATAACTACCTACTACACTATCAACTGGGTACATACGGCTAAGCTATTGGTAGCTATATACAAGAATGAGCAGAAGCCACCTGAGGAGCATAGCACATTACAGCGCTACATCAAGCCTAAGATAGCTATTAAGAAGCACGAGCCATTAGTCAGTGCCCTTATGGGTATATCGCTAGCTTATGGAGTAGGTATAGGAGAGAAGAAGGCGGAGGCTATAGCTAGGCAGTACTGCTGTCTAATGGATATAGCTAGTAGTAGTACTACTGATATAGCTAAGTGTAGTGGTATCGGTAAGAATATAGCTACCAAACTATTAGAAGCATTAAGACTGGAGGTGTAATTTTGACCAAGACTCGTAAAGAATGGATAGAGGATAGAGCTAATGAGATTAGCTGGGATGTGTATGAGGTAGACTTCTCTGAGCTGCCAGAAGATACGCAAGCAGAGGTAATGGCATTAGCTCAGGAGAAGTATGATGAGAACTACTCAAGCATTATGGATAGGGAGTATGACCTATATAGAGAAAGGGAGGTGCTAGACTTACAAGATGATTAATGGATTAGATATAGTAGGTAAGCAATCAGATATAGTTATGGCTATCAAAGGTCCTAGCCATCGCACACTACTTATACCTGAGGCTCAGAGCCTGTCGGTTAGCTGTGCTACCATCAAGAAGTTTATGAAGGCTGAGGTTGAGTATGCATCATTAGCTAATAGCATACTCACTCATAGCCAGAAGGAGAAAAAGTGAGTAAAGTGTTCGCACCTGAGTATCAGGTAGAAGAAGCAACAGGCTGGTATCTGTTTCCACGAGATGACCAGTATCGTAAGAGCCTATTCCCTCATCTTAATCTCTCCGACCACCCTGCTAAGGCTAATATATACCTAGTGCAGTCTATAGTAGAGTATGTATCTGAGCCTGGTGAGACCGTTATGGATATAATGAGTGGTACTGGGACTATATTGGTAGCGGCTCTAGCTGGTAGGCGAGTGATGTGTATAGAGATAGAGACAGAGTATCAGGATATTATACAGCAAGGTATAGATGCATTAGAGCGACTTAGCCCAGGAGTTGCTGATATGATAACATTAGTGCCAGGAGATTGTGCTGTGATGCTGCCACTACCTACTGACCACATTATATTTAGCCCACCTTACACTAACATTATGAGAAAGACCAAGCTAGATAAATTATCATCAGAAATGCTAGGAGATGGGCTACTTAAGTATAGCAAATCTCCCCAGAATGTAGGCAACCTGTCTGAGTTCCTATACCACCAGAAGATGGAGAGGATATATAAGAGATGCTATGAGTCCTTACCTCCAGGCGGTACGCTAAGCATTATAATCAAAGACCATATTGAGAATGGTGAGCGGATGTACTTAGGCAAGAGGGCTCAGGAGGACTGTATAGGGCTTGGGTTTAAGAAGCACAGCTGGTTTAAGTGGCGACCGCCTGGCTCGGCTTATGTGAGCTTTATGAGAGCTAGAGGAGATGTGGTAGTAGACGACGAGGATGTAGTCATATTACAGAAGTAAGTGAAAGGATAGGTATATGAGTAATGTATTTTACCTAGGCAAGCAAGCTCCTTCTGACCATATAGTAGAGGATATGCTTAGCCTACAGCCAAAGGTGGTAGCTATAGATATAGAAACCATCAGCCTTAAGGAGCGTATGCCGCTTGGCTTCTCAGTAGCTTTTACCGAGAATGATGTAGTATACTTCCCAGTATATCCTGAGCCCTGCCCAGAGGTAGAGTTGGTAAAGCCTCTACTCCTAGACAGGTCGGTCAAGAAGGTAGCCCACAATGCTATGTTTGACTTGGACGTTATGCCGCTCATATACCAGATAGACCGTAGTAATATAGCTGACACTAACGTAATGGCTAGGCTACTAGGCAACATATATACTTCGCTCAAGGACTTGTCGCTACAGGAGTTTGGCATTGAGGTAGATAACATCAAGGACCTGCTAGACCGGCATAGCGCTAAGACCTGTCTAGATGTAGGTACTAGGTATCTAGCTAACAAGTGTATGGTAGATAGCAGGATGTCGTTGCTACTCTATAACGCATATAAGCCTAGGATAGAGAAGCTAGGGCTATCTGAGTATCTAGAGACCGAGATGCGAGTGATACCTATACTGATAGATATGAGTGGCAGAGGACTCAAGGTAGACCAGTCGGATAGAGCTGACTTGGAGGCTAAGTATGAGGCTGAGGTAGAGTTCTACCGAGCCATCTGCGAGAAGGAGAAGTTTAACCCAGGCAGCAATCAGCAGTCTGGCTATATATTGGCTAAGCGAGGTAACTTCCTACCATTGACTAGAAGCAAGAAGCAGCTCCGCTGTAGGGAGGAGGATTTAGAGTTCCTAGACGACCCGCTGGCATCGGCTATCATAGGTTACCGCAAAGCTAGTAAGTTCCTTAATACCTATGTTAAGCCGTTAGCTAGTGAGACCAGAATATTCACCGAGTTTAACCTAGACGCGGTAGTAGGTAGGATTAGTAGTAGCAATCGCAATCTCCAGAATATACCTCCAGATGCTAGGTATATCTTCGTGCCAGATAACGGTATGTATACTACGGGAGACTTCAGCCAAGAGCACCTTCGCCTCATTATGCATAGGAGCGGAGATGCGATGATGAAGAGAGTATATGAAGATGGCGAGATGGGTGGAGATATACATAGCTATACTGCCAGAGAGCTAGGTATCACCAGGCGACTAGCTAAGGTGGTTAACTTCGCCATACCATACGGAGCTACTCCAAAGGCTGTTAGTATGAACGCCAAGATTAAGGATGTAGGTAGATGTGCTGAGTATCTTAGCGCTTGGTTTAAGTTATTTAGTGGGGCTCACGAGTGGATTATAGAGGCTCAGAGAGAAGGGCTTAGGTCAGGCTGGGCTTTGCCAACTGAGTTTGGTAGACGTATTAAGATACCAGAGGAGGATGAAGAAGGGATGAAAAGGAAGGCAGTTAACTATCCGATACTTGGCTCAGATGGCGAGGTAATGAAGAGAGCACTAATCATAGCTAACAGGGCAGGTATAGGTCCGCCTACAATGGCTGTTACAGTCCACGATAGTATTACTTGGGACGGAGACGTGCTAGACCAGATACCTGTTGAGGAGCTTGAGAGTATAGTGCCTAACCTGCGAATACCATTTGAGATTAAGCAAACACTGAGGTGGGAATAATATGAGTAGTGATATTGATAACTTGCTAGATGATTACGAGCCTAAGACATTCTGTCCTGGCTGTGGTACTGAGCTATTCTTAGTCAACTGGTGCCTGGGTATCTCATACTACCAATGCCCAGGCTGCTCCAAGCATTACTCCTCTAGTGATTTGAAGCGCCATAAGACTAGCCGCCGTAGCTCCAAAGCCAGTAAGAAATCCTAGTATATCCTTATAGCTGCTATCACATATACGCCAATCTTCTACTACTTGATACGTAAGGAAGCCAGCAAAAAAGGGTATACCTAGGCTCCAGCTATAGTCGCAAAGTACGGCGGCTAGTACTCCGGCAGGAAGGTGTAGTAGGAAGCGCTTGAGGTCTCGGCTAATGGTAAGGCGTTTCCAAGTAATGTAGCCATTAGCTAGCTTAATAGATTTGTGCTTAGTAGCTTCATACCTCATTATGTAGCTATCTGCCTCCTAGATGATGAACTCAAGTCTCCAATATATTGCTTAGGGTCCTTCCATATAGCGTAAACCTCATTACGCCTTTCGAGCCCTTCCTGTCTAAATCTATCTGATAGAGCCATAAACTGGTTAGCAGAGCCTTGGTATCTGTCGGCTGTGCTAATGTATCTGTCTATCTGAGCTATACGCTGGCTAGCCTCCTGCACGAACGACATAGCCACTCCTACCCAGCCGTTAGCTTCTTCTATATGGGTGGAGAGGTTGCTTAGCCTCTGAGCTGCCTCCTGTATATAGCCAATGGCAGCGTTAGTCCTAGCATTAGCCTGACTTATAAAGTCCATTCGGGTCTGAGCAAAGTGCTTAGCCAGCTCCAGCGATTGTCTAGCATACTCAGCATAATTCTCAGGCACATTAGAGCCTACGTTGACTAGGTTAATCTTGTCGTCGCCAGTAGTTAGGTAATGCTTGGAGGCTGGAGCGCTAGTGCCAGTTACGTAGTCAGACTCGCTAGTCCATACAGCCTCGGCTCCCTGTAGGTCAGTAGTATCAACCTCATCTAAGTAAGCATTAGCCGCATCCAGAGCAGTATTAACTGCAGTCCTGAGGTTAGCAGCTCCAGTTGTAATAGCCTCTAATACTGCCTTAGCTGTTCCCCCAGCGTTAGTCTCTATATAGGTAGCTACCTTGTCTAGCGCAGCATCTGCTAACGTATGGATAGCAGCTATACTACTTAATGCAGTAGTAGCCAGCCCAGCGTCAGTAGCCGCCTGATGCTCATAGTCAGCCGCTCTCACCAACATACAGTAGCCAGCGGCGGCGTGCTCAATAGTCCAGTCTAGGAAGCTAGGGTTAGTACCAGCAACGCTCACAGTGGGAGCAGTATGCTCACCTTGATAGTGGATAGCTATATGCTTATTTTCCGACAGGTTAGTCTGCGACTCTCCAGGTAAGCTAGTAATTGTAAGTATATTACCATAGGTCTCGTAGCTAGCTATACTCTGTGGCGTCTGACCTATAGGATATTCTACCTTAGTGACTCTAATCAGGTCGGTCTTGCTGCTAAGGTCAATAGATATCTTGCTCTTAGTATAGGTAAATAGCAGGCTGTCGGACTCAGTTATACTGCCAGTACTAATGATAGTATACTCACCGTTACTGTAATCCATAGTATAGTCGGTATCTCTAGTATAGGTAGTAGCACCAGTAGCATCCGTAACAGCCTCTGACTGGTACTTGATAGGCTTGTAGGTTAGGGCTAAGTATGTGCCTGCGGCTGGAGCTGTGCTAGCCTCATCCTCTACCGCCGTACTAACAGTTACCTCGTATATCCGCTCTCTGGGTAGGTATCTACTCAGGTCAGCTACAGCCCTCTGCACACACCTATCAAGCTCACTAGTACTCCATAGCGTAGCTCCATCATTAAGGTCTATCTTGATGTCAGCCCGCATAGTTGTTAAAGTCTTAGTTCCCATAGTTACCTCCTAGCGTTCCAGTCGCTGTAGCTTAGCGAGTTAGCCGCGTCATACTTTATGTAGCCGATAGCTACGCTACCATCAAGCCCAGCTCCTGCTACATTTACTTCTACGTATGCTGACTTCCATCCCCACCAGTTACCAGCAAAAGGTATGGCTACAGATACTGGAGCATCAGTCATATCTAAGAACCAGATGAGCTCTGTGTTAGAGCCATCGCTAAATCTAACCGTTACCTCGGCTAGGTTCTTCTTCTCAAATGATAGCAGCAGGTCAGTTAGCCTCAATGAGCCATCGCCGTCTGGAGTGACTATAGTTTCAGTATGCACTCCAGAGGCTGCTGCTACCTTAACACACTCAAAGTGACCGTACTCTCTATACGGAGTGGTAGTTAGCAGCGACGTACATAGGCAGTCGGAGCTAACAGCCACCACCTTGCCAGTCTTACTATCCTGTATTAGTATTGGTAATGCCATAGCTTACTCCTTAGCTCGTCATACTATTGAAGTGGAACTGGACAGTGCCTCTAAGAAGCGAGTCTCCACCTACGCAATAGATAGTAAACACGCCATTCTTCTTGAGCACAATATCTTGCTCAAAGTTATACCACTTATGGTCAGCAGCGGCTATTATGTATATCTGGTCAAAGGTAGAGCCGCCACTAAGCCCAGTGATATCTACTGCACCGTCAGCAATGTTACTAAGGCAGGTTACATCTGCTGTCTTGCCGCTACCAGTGTTTAGGTTAACTGGAGTCATAGTAGCCCCGCTAGTAGCCGTCGCAGTACCAGTGTCGCCGAGCTTAAAGTATATCTCCTCAGCTCCACTACTCTGGTATGTAAGACCTTCTATAATCAGGTCACTGTCGTCGTTGTTCTTGAGATAGAAGATTACATCGCCAGCTCCATCTGGGTTTACAGCAAAGACTACATTATAAGCCTCGCCCTTAGTCTGGTTGAAGTAGTGCTCAATAGTCCTAGTAATAGCCGACACTACCAGCTGGTTGTCGCTATTTACCTGAGCCGAGTATCCCTTACCAGTGCCATCTCTAATCACAGTTCCCATCGTCTATATCCTCCTTAGATACTTGATTATCCGTCATATCCTCAAGCTGAGATAGTATTAGCTTGAGAGTAGTACTTATCTCCTGTAGTAGCTCATCAACGTTAGATAGCTCTACTATATTGCCATTTACATCTCTAACCTTGACAGCTCCAAAGTAGCTCATACATCACCTCCTGCTATATTATATACCAGTTGCTACCATCACTACATATATCTGGGCTATCATATTGTGAGTCTATGATTAGCTCATCATCGTCATCTATATACTCACCAGCGGCAGGAGTTATAATCACTTGGTTGCTAGTGCTATCTATCTTCTTAATCCTATACTCCTTGCCTATCTTATCAGCTGCGGAAGGTAGCGTGATAGTTATGTTACCTAATGCACAGTCACATAGTACTAAATCCTCATCGTCTAGCGTAGTATGGACAGTCACCTCGCTAGCTGTTAGAGCTACTGTTATATACTTATAGTCAGCGGTAAATATAGGAGCTCGCCTGTCTAAGTCCTCTTCTATAACTTCAGTAGCCACCGCATAGTTAGGCGACCAAGGTCGAGGATTACGACCCTTAGGCTTTAGTATCTCAACAGACATTACCCACCTCCAGGCGGAGCCTTGCCGCCATAGGTTTGAGTAGTAGTACCTCCATATAACGGCACACACTGCCATCTGCCACTAATGTATCTAGCTACATAGCCAGCAGGGCAGCTAATGCTAGATGACGATGGCTTAGAGGTTGGAGGCTTAGCAGCTCCAGTAGCCTTAGTACCTGCAAACGGATTGACTGTAGGAGCTCTAGGAGTCTTCTGGTAGCTATATACTTCTGGAGCTACATACAGCGAGCCTATATTGATGTCGCCTTCTTCTGTGAAGTATATACTAGACACTGGCGGCTCGTTCCACAGGTCAGTCTTAGGGTACTGGTAGGCTAAGTTCTTCCAGCGGTAATAGTCAGTCAGGTTGCCTATGCCTGCCTTACCAGCAGCCTCTACTCCAGCAAACGGGTCTTCCTGGTAGGCTAAGTTACGCCACCTATAATACTCCAAGCTAGGCTCCTCAACCTCCTCCTCAGGCTCTTCTAACGGTACTTCCTCAGGCACACCAGTACCAGGTCCGTAGTAATAGTCTGATATGTCAAACTCAGCCTTGACGTCTCCCATAAATATCTCCAGGCTATACTCGCCTGGGCTATACCTATGGATTAGACCTGTTACTCTAGCTAGCGCGTCTGACGGGTAGATATTTATACCTATAGCCCCACCCATATAGACTTGTATAACTTGGGTAGCATCGTGAAATAAAACTATATTACCGTTATCTACTATGTTAGTGGGATTGCCTCCTATCTGCGGATAGTTAGCCCACATAGCGCTACAGCCATCGCCATATAAGTTTCCAGCTGTGTCCCATATATTCCAAGACCAGCTACCACCTGACTTTACAGACTCAGCGTAAGTATCGTGATTTGCAGTTGTAGCTCCGAATAGTCCTATAAGTCTTACATTATTGTCCTTATCTATAGCCAAGTCACACTGCCAGCATCTAAAGCCGTACGGGCTAGGCACATCAGGACCATCTGCAGTCCAGCTACCACCATAATCCTTTCGGTAGCAGTCTACTCCATAGGTACCAACCTGCATAACAACAGCCACATATAGTGTGGGTTCTGAGCCAGATGTGCAGACTATACTGTGAGGTGTTCTACGATACCCAGACGATTTAGTGGCTGTAGTTACGAACTCTCCATACCAAGTATCGCTACCATAAGGTAGCCACACGTGCCTCACATTATAGATATTAGTGCCGTAAGTACCATTCTCTTCCCAGACTATATGTATATCACCATTATCATCTACACAAGCAGCTAATCTAATCCCACTCAGCTTATACTTGGTCTCAATAGTAGTAGCCACAGACCAGTCATACCCACCATTAGTACTCTTGTAGTATCTAAGATTACTTTCATTATCTCTAAATACCCACAGATTATCATCTCTATCTATAAGAAAGTAGTAAACAGTACACTGGCTTACGCTAGTGGTAGAGCATACTATAGTATTTAAGCTAGACCAAGATGAACCATTAAAGACTGTGTGGTAAAGAGCAGTAGGGTCTCCATAGCCGTCTACGTAGTCTATAAAGTGGAATATAACGTGAACGTTATCAGAGCTGTCAACTGCTATAGATATAGCTTGGTAGGTATCGCGTGAGTCACCTGAAGAAGACTCTAGGCTTAAAGTCCAAGTAACGCCACTATCAGTACTATAGTACACCGCTAGAGTAAGACCGCTAGAGGAAGCTGGGTCTCCGTGTAGCATAACAGCCCATAGAGTTCCGTCTGATTGCATAGCTATACATCTGCCATCAGCTCCATATAGCTCGCTTACTTTACCATCAGATGCCTTTACTGTATATATAGCCACTATCCGCTCCTATAATCAACAAACTTAAGCCTATCGTGTAGCTCAACTCTAACGTCATGAGGCACTAGAGCTCGACCCCCAAGTATCTCTGCCTTGGCTCTAGCTAGGATTACTGCTGCTCTATTGTCAGCATCAGTCTGGTTAGTAATGTTACCTGCGATATGCAGCTTATATACCTCGTATGGAGCTGAGGTATCGGTGCTCTCATCAGCCTCACCAGTAATCATAGTGGCAGCATCCCAAGAGCCGTCTGAGTTAGCATTAGCAAACACTACTACGTGGTTAGGTATGAGCGCATTCTTCTTCTCATCATACTCCCAGAACCAATGAGCCTTGTGGCTATAGTAAGTTACCTCCACAGTATCATCAGTCTGAGGGTATACTATCTTCCACTCAAGCCCAGCCTTAGGTCTCATATAGCACTTAGTCATTCTGATTAGCCTATAGAGTAGAGCAGCTGCATACTCAAACGGCTGGATATTGATACTGAAGTTAGGCTTGAATACGTCTATGATACCGTCAGACTGAGTACCAATAGCATCTAGACTCATACTAGCTATGGATAAGATAGCATCTATAATAGCGTATACAGTACTACCTCCCTCAGCATAAGTACCATCTAGATAGTAAGGAGGGTCGCCTACTCGGTATGGCAGCTCTCTCAGCTTAGCCCACATCCCTTCTAATAGCAATACATCTTGTAGCACGCCCTCCTTACTAACCGTCTGCTGTGACTTAACCCAGAGCCTTGGCGTAGCTTCGTAGTCGCCAGCTCCGCTTATATAATAGCCATAGCCTATCTCAGTCCAGTAGCCGCGTAAATCTGGTATGCTCCTATCCTCGTTGCGTAGTATAACTACCGCGTAGTCATTATACGCTTCCTCCACGTGCTGTATGCGTAGTATGCGGTCAGCAGCTACTGAGGCTACAGAGCTGTAGTCATAGGTAGTACCGCCGTCTCTGGAAGTAAACAGCAGATGGATATAGGGCGGATAGTTCATCTGCTCCTGAGCTGATTGTAGGTCTGAGCTAATAGTCCTTGACATAGCTACCTCTTCTTACATCTAGTCTCTTCTAGTACGCCAAGCCTACGCCTAGCTTCATCTATACTCCATACACCAGTCTTCTTAACTCTATACATACCGTCAGGAGTGTAGATGTAGCTCTTATCCTCGTAAGTGCCTAACTCATCCCCATTAAATACTGCCTTGCTAAACCCCTTGTAAGGAGTTTTTCTACAACAACTACCCATTGTTAGCCTCCTTGAGCTTAAAGTGCTCGTCCTTAGCTTTATTGAGCTTGTCCTTAGCCTTAGCTATGCTACCGCCTTCAGCCTTGGCTATTAGCTCAGCTATCACATTGGTACCTAGGTCCTGTAGTTCGCTACCTTTAATCTTTGGCATAGTTATACTCCTATCACCTTTCCTATACTAGCATTAGCTACTCCGAGTACTTTGCCTGGAGAAGCTATACCGCAAGGTTTTCCTGCTGACCATCCTGTAGAAGTATCTGCTACTAATCCATAATTAGCAGTCCTTGATGTTGGAGTTCCAGCTGGAGTAGACATAATTCCTATAGTATCACCATTAGCAATACTAATAGTATTAGCTACATCATTCCCAGCTACATCAGAGTCTCCAGATATAGCTACTGATAGACCACTGGCTGGGCTTGCTCCATTTTGTCTAACGCTAATGGTGTATGATTTTCCGCTTCCAGGAGCTCCTGATAACTCTGTATATAGATTTCTTAACCTACAAGTGTTGAGTAACATATATCTTAGATTCTCAGTAGCACTCCAAGCAGAGTAAGCTCCAGAAGCATAATTATATACGGCATCACTTGTACTCAAAGCACCTCCAGTACCACCACCCAGTAAGCAATATCCATTAGTACTAGGAGTAAATACCAAGCCGTAGCGTATATATGGAGTAATAGCTGGACTAGATACTGGAGTACACTTAATAACCACATCCTGTCCAGCTATCACAGCTTTAGAATTAACTAAGTCATTACCTGTAGTACCATCGGCTACTATAGTTACAGCCAAGCTAGACTCAGTTCCCCCATCATAGCAAAAGGTTATTGTATAAGCATCTGGGGAAGTACCTGGGTCGGCTATCATACTTACATATAACTTACTAAAAGTGCCAGATGTAGGCATAATCAGACTATGATATGCAACTCCTGTTTCAGCACCTATACCAAATAGTGGACCGTAGTTAGCCTGATACTTGTTAGAATTGATTCCCCCAATACATATGCTTTCACCTTCAGTATCGCTAGTAAAATCACAAGAAAGCCATATAGTAGCATCAGCAGCGTTACCATCAGTAACTATTTCATAACAGACAAGTTGCCCTGCCGTTACCGATACAGAGCCAGGTTCATCTGCTCCAGTAGTATCAGTTCCAGAGATTGTAACCTCAAGTCCTTCTTGGCTAACTCCACCTATAAATATCCTTATCCTTCTACTAATACCAACCCCAGGAGCTGCGGATAGCTTAGCGTGGAGGTTACTTATGGAACCATTAGTAGGTATAGGCAGGTAAGCATAAATATCCTGAGCCGAGGTAAGAGCTGCTCCATTATTTACAAGCCGTGCATAGTTAGTGCCAGCTGCTGTTACTAGACCAGAAGCTTCACAAGGCAATGGCTGTCTCATTATGCTACCTCCACCCAAGCTCCATCAGGATTGAAGTAGATAGTATCAGCATCGTCGTGAGCATACGCCACCACCCTAACTATGTCACCTGATGTGTCAGGAGCAGTAGCTATTAGGTCGCCAGCGGCTGTATCAGATAGGTATAGCGGCTGACCAGCTGTGCCAAAGTCAAATGCTGTATCATCGCGGTAGAAGCCTTGGAGTAGAATTGTGGTTGCTTCGCCATCACCAGCGGCTACCAAGCAGATACCCAGCAACATTGTGCCAGTAGCAGCGGCATTAGCCTGAGCCTTATGCCACTCGTCATCTGTGTCCTCTAGGTAGATTATCTCTCCGACGGCTATAGCCTCGCCGCCAGTACCTAGGCAAGTGATACCGCTGTAGTGCTGATTAGTGCCTAGTGCATGGTCAAGTAAGATATCGTTCTCGTCAATTATAAGACCTTTAGTAAGAGCAAATCTATCCTCAGACTCATCCCACCAGAGCTTAGGAGTTCCAGTAACACCTAGGTAGACTATATTGATATCTCCATCAGCCTGAGGGCTAGTCTTAATTAAGCTAGTCCAACCCGTGTTAGCTCCAGTATCAGTAATGAGTATTGCAGAGTCTACAGTACCAGCTATGCTATTATTCTCATTCCTTATTCTTATACCAAACTCTGTAGTAGCAACTGCAGCCTCATTCTTTAGAAGTACGTCTAAGCCACCAAACATATCGCTAACAGTCCCGTAGTTCTCGGCTGTTACCATAAGACCAAGTAGGTTGTTTATAGTGCCTCCAGACTTGTTCTGAACACCTAGGTTATGGTCTATTCTGCCTAGTATGCCGCCACTCCTATTAGTTAAGTTTATGTTAATACCTCGGAATACAAAGTTAGTGTCGTTAGCTGCGTAGTTGCTACCGCTAGCTCTAATAAGAGCATCGTTGCTATCTCCAGTAGCGGCGTAAGCAGCATCTCTATCGCCAAAGACTCCAAGCATATAACTCTTCTGAGCAGCCCCGCCAGAGAAGAAAGTATCTGAGTCTATCTTGACTCCATAAGCATAGTCGTCGGTAGGTCTGTTAGGGCTGGAAGTTATAATACCAGTACCGAACTGAGCAGCGTATGTGAGAGTGGCGGTAGACAGGTCTAGACCAGTAGTAAAGCCTCCACCAGCATCACTGACTTTAATAGCAGCATCAGCGTTCCTTTGAGTAGCGTGCTCACCGTAAATCCATAGCCCCCAGAAGTTATTAAGGTTGCCTACAGACGCAGCTGAGAAGTAAGGAGCCATCCATATCCTAGCTCCAACAAAAGCTGTTCCAGACTCGGCTACACATTCAGTGCTGCCACTGTAGCTAGCTCTAGCACTCATCTCGCAGCCTATAGCAGTTCGCATAGTAGCGGTGGCACTAGCGTCTATGTAGGTGCGGAAGTATCCACCTCTAAATGTTAGAGCCTCGTCAGCTATATAGCTAGCTGCCACTCCCTCAAGCCCAGTTATCTCAGCCGTAGGGTTGCTGGGAGTAGTAGACTTTACGTTATATCTGAAGTAGCCAGCCTTGTACTCTTGGCTAGTGACTAATGTGCCTAGGTCATCTATTACCTCAGACACATAGGTAAGCCCAGAGCTGTGGTCGGTGGCGGCTAGGATAGTAGTATCGCCATCTATATGCTTAGTCTGGTCTTCCAGTATGAGCCTAGCTATCTGTAAGTTGACGTAAGCATTGTCAGCATTATTCCTTAGCTTGACCACGCCAGTGTCGTCTACTATCAGAGTATCAGGCAAGTGTAATCCTTTCCAGCCATAAGTGGCAGTACCTAAGTAATAGGTATCATCAGCACTAGGACTCCAGTTACCAGCTACGCTAGTAGCATATATAATGGTATCTACATACAGGTTACGCCAACTATATGCTACGCTGCCTAGGTCAAATAAGTTATCTGCAGGTGGCAGGAAGCTACCACCTGATACACTTGGGGACTCACTTATTACTTCAAATCCTACTACGCTCATCCTAATCCCTCCCCCCAGTAGTTAACCACTATCAGGGCGTCTGCGGACTCACGTATCATCTTGAAGTTTTCTATATTACTCAGCCCCCAGATACGATACGAACTATTAGGGCTTAGCAACATACCTGTGGTGGACGCTACTGGTGCAGTACTGCCGTCTATAGTAGCTCTAATCTGGTTAGCCTGGACTTGTATGTCAGCATACAGTACGGCTGTCTTGGCTGTAGCGCTCAGCGTAGGAGTAGCGTTAAGCGTCTTGACTGCATTACTGACAGTAATCTGTTCTCTACCTAAATGATTAGCTATCATATCTCACCTCCTAAGCCTCCCTACCAATCTCTTTGCCAGTAGCTTCCCTAGCCATACTATACACCATCCCAGCGCACTCCTTAGGGTCTTTGCCTTCCTTAATGCACTGTTGGATAGAGCTATTGATAGCCTGCCTTATGTCGGCAGTTGTGCTACCTGTGCTTAGTCTCTCTACATCTAGCGGCATAATAATACCTCCTGCTATACGCTTCGCCACTCGGCAGGGTTTACTCTACACCTAGGGCAAGCTCTAGGCTTGACAGCTCCCTTCTCGTAGACTATCGTATAGCCACAGTTTTCGCATCTAATCTTTTGTACTGGTCTTACCAGCTTTTCGCTCACCATTACCTCCAGTATGTAGACGCTTAAAGTTATCCATAGCGTCTATAATAGATATTAGGTCAAAGCCAAATAGCCTAGGACCTACAGCATTGTCCTTAAGCATCTTGGTAGCCCAGCTGTGAGTAGAGTCATCTAGGTTAAGCGTGCTGTCAGTAGCGTTCAGCAGCTGGGTCTTGAGCCTAACTCCCTCGGTGATATTCTCCATAGTCATACGGTCTTTAGGGAAGGCTCTAATTAGGATGTCTAGTACATCTACGATAGTAGCGTCTCTAGTTTCTACCTTACCCTCATTAGTCGCTACCATACCGTCAGAGTCTAGAACTGGAACTTTGATGGTTCTGCCATCGTAGGATTTGAGTGTGGTTACCATAATTTCCTTAGCCATAAGTTGTATTCTCCTCCACTTATGTTTAGTGGGAGGTGATTACAGGCTCGCCTCCCGAAGCCTTAGGTTGTTACTATGGCACAAGCAGCTACGGCATAATCTGGAGATAGCACATAGGTGCGTTGCTCTCGCCGCTACCACTCATATCAAGAGCGACGCCTGCTATCTGGAAGCCATTCTCCATCGTCTCGTCGTTACTGGACTCTACAGAGCCGTTGCCCACAAATACTATAGTGCGGTCTCGGGCAGAGTCACAGGTAACGCTGTTACTGGTTATCCAGCATACACCCCAGGTCTGTACCCAGAAGTACTCACCTGAAGAAGCCTCACAGGCTGGAATACCAATGAAGGTAACGTAGTCGCCTCCAGACCCGTCTGCCTTTATACAGTAGAACGGGCACTCCATCAGCTCGATGGTAGTAGTAGCTGCTACAACTGCGGAAATCAGAGGCATATCTAACTCAACGGTCAGCGAGCCTCCGGCAGTAGCTAGAGCTGGGTGGCTGACAATCTGGCGCATCTGTGGATGCTGTGAGGAGCCATTGCCTATAACTATATACCCTCCAGCCAGCTCGTTAGCGTGGAGCACACCAGTAGTCAGTACGCCTATCTTGGTATCAATAGTTACAGTCACGTACAGGCTACCAACCGCTCCTGCAATAGTCCCGTCAGCTTGCGTAGCAGTAGCCTGGGTAGGAGCTACAGCAACAGTGTTAGTTTTCTTTGCCTTATACGCTCCCCACTCAGGGTCACAGTCGCCACTGGCGTAGCAGTAGCGATATACTCTATCTCCGCACACGAACCTAGTACCAAGAGGATACTTCTGCACGGTAGATGTAGCAAGCGTGGTAGGTATTCCCAGGTTTTCGTAGTCTTGACCTGCGGCTGCAGGTGGAAGCTGGATATACTTACCATTATCAACAATTAAACTATGTCTTGACTTAATCATATCTTCTCCTTATCACCTCCTGTTTAGCGTTAGTCACTAGGCTACCACAGCCACGGCTTCAATATCGTAAATCCTAGCTAATGATAGCTTAGAACCTAGAAGCGGAGCTACATAGCTTATCATTCTGATACCAGCAGCATCATAGTCCTCAAGGTTCTCAAAGGGCACTAGTTTGTAGAACTGACCCAGCATCTCGGTGTTGCCAAAGCCTAGCGTCAAGCCTGGCTCGCCATTAAAGATATCGCCAAACTTGATACCAAAGACTGAGTACTGCTTGTCGCCAGATGTATACTTTGCTCTAGCATCACTCCCCACACCAGTGTTAGCATTCTCAGCTACAAGGAAGTCAGTCCGCAGTATAGGCACGCCATCAAAGTACATAACTCTCTTGCCCATCTCGTTGACGCCATAGTTAATTAAGCCAAGGTTACCAGCAGATGCAGTTGCGAGAGCAGCGAAGCCTGCTTCCTGATAGGCAGCGTCCATAAGGCGAGCTATCTCAAATGGCATATAGATAAAGTCGGTGCCAGCCTTCTGAGCATCAAGCATCTTGCGAAGGTTAGCTAAGCTAAGCCCAGCCTCACCCTCATCTATATCAAGGTCAGTACCAGTCTGTACTGCAGCCAGAGCGTGAAGCCCGTCAAACTGCAGTGTGCCTCCATAGGTCAGGTCGTCATAGATAAGGTCATTACCTAAGCGCCTTACCATACCCTTCTTCATCTCAAGCAGGACCTGAGCTTCGTAGTTATTGATAGTCCCGTAGACGTCAGGTATAAAGTGGTCAAGTACTCTCTGGAGGTATTTACGCTTGAGCTCTACCTCCTGCTGTTCATATTCCATATCGGAAGTCCAGTTAAGCTCATCTCCAATATCAGCTCCAGCGACATCGTCGTCAAGTACAACCTTCTCCCTATTCCACTTGATAGACTTACCGCTAGCCTGAGCTACTGGTATGTTGTCTAGCAGGTTGTTACGAAAGATGTCCTCTTCAACTACGCCCGGGATAAGCTGAGATTGAGTAAGCTTCTGGGCTTCAGTTAGAGTTTTCCAGTGTCCTATTGCCATAGCCTATCCTCCATAAAGTTAGTCTACTGTAGCTCCAGACCTTCGCTTGGCAGCTAGCTCACGAGCAAACCTGAGCTCATTGGCAGCTTCCTCAAGCTTGGTAGATGGAACTACCCCGCCAGTGGTGGTACTACCTACATAGTTACCTCCATTACCACTAACGGCACCTAGTGCTTCCTCAAACATATCAAGCTCTTCTAAAGACTTAGTCGCCACTTTGTCCAGAGGTATCTTATGCTTTAGGACTATATTATGACGTCTAAGCTCGAGGGTCTTGTTCTTGAAGGTCTCAACGCTACTTCTAGCGTCATCTCGCTCTTTGGTAAGAGCATCGAGCTTTTCCTTTGGGATAGCACTTTCCTGGAGTTGTTTGACCGTGGCTTCTAGCGTCTCTGTGGTAGCCTTATGCTTTAGCAACTCTTGTTGAGCATCGTTGAGCTTCTGCTTGTAGTCAGATACAGAAGTCTCGTATTCTGCCTTAGCTTTATCGGCTCCAGCTTTGACGGCTAGCAAATCTCTCTCAGGCACCATCTTAGCGGAAGGAGTGGGAGTAGTAGCAGGAGTAGTAGCAGGGGTAGTAGCAGGGGTAGTAGCAGCCGCAGTAGTGGCTCCGCCTGGTTGAGCATTAGCAGTATTACCTGCCAGTTCTTGGTCGCCCATCTTATTTTCCTCCTAAGATAATTATATCATAATAGTTACTGGTTGTCAAGTGGTGGTATTTGGTAATTGACCATATAATATGTATCGGACGGTAATTTGGTGGTGCTGGTGGTCATCGTGGTGTGTGTGGTTATGATTACAGATATTATATATAATGTAATAATTATCTACAACCATAACATAGCACCAATAGCCAAGTTACCTGCTACATCACCTCCTTATCCTGCTATTCCCATATCTTTCTGTATCTGGTTGTATAGAGCCTCAGCCTCGGGAGTTAGGAAGGTATGGACTCTGCCCCAGAAGTTTAGCCAAGCGTCTAGCCTATGGTTAGCGTAGCGTAGAGCCTGATGGACGCTAGTTACATCTGAGCGGAAGGATGAGATTAGCTTCTTGCCATCTGAGCCTATCATATTCTGTATCTCAGCTTGGCGAGGTCTATTCTGCTCAGTGCGCTCTAGGCTTAAGTACTCATTTATTAGAGACTGTTCCTGCTCACTGCGAGTCTTAAGTACTGCATCCCAAGCATTGTTGTAAGGTCGGAAGTAGGTCTCGTTAACTTGCTTCCTGACACGCTCATAAGGAGTTACGTTGCGGCTAATGTAGTCCTCAAACTCCTGCTTATAGCGCTCAGGTATAGCTAGCTCGATAGCGTTACGCTCAGACCAGAACTTATCCCAGTCGCGGTACTTCTCACCAGTGTTAGGGTCTATTACTTCTTTAAGCTCTACACTGAAGTAGAGGTCTAGTAGCTCATCAAAAGGATGTCGGACTGGGAGAGGCTCGTTGGTATCTAGGTAGTACTGGTTGCGCTCCTCAATAGTAATCGGCACTCCCTTATACATATTAGACTCTTTGAGATTAGCCATATAGTCTCGCTGGTCGTCATAGATGTCGTTGAGGATAGCTATGTAAGCGTCAGGTCCAGTAACGCCAGTTCGGAACTCCTGCTCAGCCTGTAGCTTCCTGGCTGTAAGAGCTTCGTTATGCTTCTCTACATCATCCCAGAAGAGAGTCTGTTTGTTGAGTATGAGTTGCTTACGGCTAGGAAGTAGCGGGTTCTTGGCAGACACCCACTTGAAGTAATCTAGAGACTGTAGCACAGCTACCTGCGTCCTAGATAGACCACCAACTATATCCCAGATGTTCTTGCCTTGCCGCCTGATAGCCTCCTGCTGGTCTGGAGTAATCCCAGTCCATTCTTCTATCAGTTTGCTACTAGCCTCATATATCTCATATTGCTCGTCAGTGCGGAGCCTAAAGATACCAAACTGCTCAAACATCACGCCGTAGCTAGCAGCTCGTCTTTGAGCCTCAGTCCAGGTGGCTTGCTCGTCTTCTGTTAGCTCAACTCCAGAAGCTACCTTAGTCCAGAGGAGTACTCCATCAGCTCCCATCTTGTTAGCCTCGATTAGAGCCGAATAGTCCCTAAACCTATCGTTGAAGATAGTTCTAGTTAGTGTCTGGACTAGCTGGTTATTAGGGTCAATAGCTACCATAGCATTTAGTATAGACCTATGGATAGAGGGTAGCGTCTCGCCCATCTGAGCCTCTAAGCCACCGCCAAGAGCTAGCGGTATGCTAAACATCACGTTAGGATAGAAGCCGTAGCGGCTGATAAAGTCAGTAGCTTCTATAAAGCCACCAGCAGCTCCGATTGAGTCGTAGTACTCAGGATAGTCTTGGCGAGATAGGCGAGTGGTGAGAGTGCCTAATACAGTACCTCGGAAAGGATTGATGTCCATTGAAGTACCAGGTATATGGATGTAGCCGTGCTCAGTATTATCTTGGTATCTTTCGTAAGCCATAAAGATGCCAGGGTGCTTAACAAACATACGAGGCACGTAGAAGAGACGCTGGCTCTCATAAGTCCAGTACGGGAATATGCTCTTCATAAAGGCATCAAAGGCGTTAGCATTAGTGTAGTCGGTAAACTCCTTATAGTACCATTTGAGAGACTCATCCATAGCAGCCTGGCGAGTAGTCTGGTAGTTGGCAAACTCAGGCTTAAGAACTCTAGTATCTCCTACCCTAATAACTTCGTCTATCCAGTTGCCATACTTCTTAGGTATAGACTTGCCCAGCATCCTGTCAGTAAACATCTCAGATACTTTCTCTAGCTTAGCTCTATATCTATTCAAGAACGCTATTATCCTATCTTCGCCAGTTAGCTTTAGTATATCATCAGCTTTATCCTTTAGGTCAAATAGCCTTAGGAATGACCTGATGAAGTCAGTATCGCCAGCCGCCACTCTATCTAAGTTATGTAGATGAAAAGCCTCGTGATATACTGTAGACTCAAGAGTAGATTGGAATGTTTCTAGTGGCATATCTACGTTGAGCTGCAACTCACCACGTGAGCTAGCCTGCCCTCCAACTGGCATATCAGATACTTTGGCTATCTTACCAGCTCGTATTTGCCTGACTGAGCTCCTGACAGAACCAGGTAAGTCATCTAGTACAGATTCTAACTGCGGCTTTATTTCCTTAGCTCCGCCAAGGTAATCTACCTTAGGAGTCTCATAAGCAGCCTTGTCTAGCTTGTCTGCTATATCATCTACATACTTGCCCATCTCGGCTACTAGGTCTTCAGGATACTCGTGAGCTAGCTGTAAGTCTAATAGCTCCCTTCTAGCTCCGTCTAGCTGTTTCTCGCAGCGAGTAATATACGACATAGTCTCAGGCTTGGTCTGTAGCCCAGCTAATATCTGGTCGTATACTTTGCCTACCCTAATTCTAGTTACTCCTACATCGCCGTCTATTACTCTAGCCATTACGTAGTTGACAAAGTAGTCCTTGTCGTTAACTGCCAATACACTAAGTATACCTCTAGATACATCGTCCTCGCGAGCACCTACTATTATAGATATGTCGCTAGGAGATAGCAAATGCCCCTTAGTAACCTTTATGTTCTGCCTAGGTATGCCTGAGCTATAGATAGCTCGGTCAGACTCTACTACTAGCTTTTGAAGCTCAGCATCCAATGCTACATCAGCAGCTTTCCACTCGGTGAAGTGATTGTCAAGCATAGTGTAAGTATCTTGCCACCACTCGCCAGTTCTCATATTAGCTGGAGTATCCTCAAATAGACGCTGGCGGAGAGCTATATTCTCAGCCCTAAACTCTTGGTTAGCTAGTAGCTTAGTCTCGTTGATATCTATAATACGGCTAATGCGCTGACGCTGAGTAACATTCAGCCCCTTCATCTTAGGTAGGCTAGTTCTAATACGCTCTATGACTCCAGATACTGTAGCGTTGGACTCGTCTAGGAAGCCCATTATTCTCATATAAGCATCGTCAAAGGCTTCGCTTCGGAGCTTAGGTGATAAGCCACGACTCATTAGGTTAGCGTGACCGAGCACTTGAGATGGTAGTACAGCCTGAGCATTAGCCATAATACTTACGCTAGTTACAGCCTTAGCTAGTTCCTCTGGGTTGTCTAGAGCTAGCTCCTTAAGCACATCAGCTATCTGTTTGAAGTTAGCAGTAGCCTCCTCTGGGCTAGTTACAAAGTCCTTCCTTAGTATATTGAGAGCATCCTGCATTACAGCATTGACAGAATTGTGGTCAGTCAGGAGCCTACCAGACTCAAATTCCTGCAATATGAAGGTACGAGCTTCCTGAGGCATATCGGGGTAGTTATTGAGTACGTTCATAACGTCAGCTCGCTTCATCTTGGTAGCAGTATACATACCTTTGACAGAGCGGACAGCCTCAGGGTAGGCAGTGGTTATAGCCCTATTGATGTCGTCTAGGAAGGACTTGGCAGCTTTCTTGCCTAGCCCAGCAGTTATTCTAGGTGTAAGGTCAGGCACCATACGGACTAGGGTAGCGAAAGTATCACCGCCAGTCTCGGCTAGTATTTGGGTGAACTTACCAGCCACAAAGTTACGCCTAACATCCATACCCATAGCGCCAAAGGACCTAACTAGGATGTCGTAAGTCATAGATGACCACTTCTTGTTTCCCATAAAGGCTAGCTGGAGTACTAGGTTATTATGCTCAGCCTTAGGTCCTGCTCTCTTAATATAGCCCATAAGTTCCGATATGCCATAGCGCTGCAGGTTAGTGTCAGTCTCTAGACCTACGGCTAGCACTTCCCAAGGCTCAATGCTCATACGCCTAGGCTTGACACCGCCTAGTGCCGACCTCATATAGTCTTCAAGCGTATTCATAGGTCCATACATACCAAAGGTAAGGTAAGCCTCGGCAAATGGCTTTACTATGTATCTGTCAATGTAGTCACGCCAGACAGCTTGAGTGCGGAGCTCTATACCGTGAAGTAGAGTAGCAAACCTGCCCTTTTCTACAGCAGCCTTAGCGGCGTTAGATTGTAGTCTGGCGGTAGTATCTTTTAGTACTCTGTCGCCTACCTTCAGAGTAGCCACGTGAGTAGCTATCCTGTCGGTAGCCTTGATTAGCTTAGCTCCCCTTATTACTCCATCGTTGTAGCGAGTCACAAACCTAGATGCCTTAGCTACCAAGTCAGGATTAGCTGGGTCTAAGCCCATAGCTTTAAGTAGCCTAGCTCCAGCCTGGCTAGGTCCTAAGTCCTCGGTTCTGAATATAAAGGTTTCAAGTACGTTATTGACGTCAGAGTGGATGGCAGGAGTTATAGCCTCATCAGTTACCTTAGCTCCTAAGGACTTGTAAAGAGACTTGATGTTAGATGGTGATATCTCAGAGTGAGACAGTAACGCTCTGCCAGCCCTGGCTCCTACATCCTGAGCGTTAGGGTTGTCTAAGGCATACTTGATTAGCTGGTCTCTAGCTTTGTTCCACTCAGCGTAAGTAATATGCTTCATAGAGCGGTAGCCGTATAACTGCGACATAGCTACATCTATAGCCTGGACAGCGTCAGATTTAGCCCTAGCAGCTATCTGACCCTGAGACTTAGGTAGCTTACTCCAGCCATATTTGATAGCATCATAAGGATACTCCATTACGGAGGCTATACCTCTGTTTATGTTAGCTAGCTTAGAGCCTATGACAGGCACTCGCCCTAGCATCTTAGTTATAATTCCCCAGCCTACGTAGGTGAGTGGGTCAGTAAGGTTCTCAAGCACCATATGCTTCAGGAACCAGTTGCAGTCCCACTCATCCCAGGCGGAGCTAGCAGCCACCCAGAAGTTACTGCCTGATGCTCTTTGCCTCTCATACTCTTCCTGTAGCTCTGGGTTGATAAATCTGTAAGCGTGACCAGCTAGTGGCTGCGATACCCACTTGAAGTAGTACTGTGAGCCCTCTAGTAATGTAGCTCCAGGCGATACCCAGAAGTTAAGAGCAAAGTCCTTAGCATCAAACTTAGCCATATCGCTAAGCCCAGCTTGGAAGTCAGCTAGGTTAGCTCGGTTCTTGTCAAGCTCGTCTATAATGGCTAGAGCCTGAGCATTAAGATACTCCTCGTCGTCAGCAAAGCCCATAGTGTCAAGCATCTCGTTATAGCCTTCTTCGCTCAGAACTACATCAGGTATGTCGGTAGGAGGTAAGAAGCTCTTAGCCATCTCCTCGATGGTGAGCTGATGGACTCCAGCTAGAGTTAGCTTATCGGCTAGTTGTTCTCTAGCTGTAGGAGCTACTAGCTCATCCTCGCCTATACCTTCGGCTATAGCCTTGGCAGCCTCATCACCTCCCAATGCTTCCCACATATCTATGTCACTCTTGTCATCTACGCCTGTTCGCCTAGCCATAGCCTGAGAGATAGCGTTGCGTAGCGCAGTTTGCTCATCTGTAGTAAGCGACTGAGAGCCAGATGCGCTACTTACCAAGTGGTTATAGATATCATCAGCAGAGTAGGCAGAAGCGTAAGGTATAGCGCTAGCAGAGTAGTTTCCTAGCCAAGCCATAGCTGAGCTAAAGAATAAGTTTTTATCTCGGTCACTAGCCATTTGAGATAGCTGGGTGGCTTGTTCCGCTTGAGCTCTAGCCAAAGTTATGGCGTTGTAGCTAGTTCCAGGCGGAGACATTAGACGCCAAGCAAAGCTAACTGATGAGCTCCGCCAGTCATTATACTGCATCATAAAGGCATTTTGAGTCTCAATGTTAGAAGCGCTCTGAGCAGCCTTAGTGTAGTAGGACTCAGCCAAAGAGTAGAAGTCTACCTCCACGCTAGTATCAGGTACTCGGAATGATAGCCACTCCTCAGGAGTACTAGGATTGAAGTAGAGCGGAGGCATTAAGCCCATAGTACGGTAAGCTTGGACATTAGCTGGAGAGAATGGGAAAGTACCAGTAGGTAATGGTAGCCCCTCAGAAGGCACGCCAGTAACGCCAGGTACTCGCCAGTCACCAGGAGTCTCAACCCTAGGTGGCTGGGTAGGAGATACCGCTGGCTTGGCTAGCGTTATACCGCCAGTAGGAGTCTTAGCCGCACCAGTAGCAGACGTAGTTCCAAATCTAGCAACAGCAGCTTGGTAAGTCATAGGTCCTTCAGCCATTACATTAAACCTCCAGGTATAGGCTCAGTAGTGCCAGGAGCAGCGGTGGAAGTGCGGGGGGCTATCTCGGTTCGGGGAGATATGGGAGGCTGGGTGGTAGGTTCGGTAGGAGATAGCTGCGACTCTACAGCATCAGCCGCCCTATCAAACAGCATAGCAGCCTTGTAATTCTTAGCTCTCCTTAAAGCCTCTGCATTCTGTCTATAAGCTTCTATCATAGCTATGCTAATAGCCACAGGGCTAAACTGAGCCATATCACTCTTTACCTTAGCCATTTCTCTACTCGGGTCTTTGACGTTGGGGAAGAGCTCAGTCATAACCTCAGAGTAGCTTAGCCTAAAGTCTGGGTCGAGCATACGAGCTGTGGTAGCTTTCTGCACTAGGTCGCCTGGGATTTGTAGCTCATACTCAGCGGTTACTCTCATACTATCAGGTATTTCCTTAGGGATAGAGAAGTCGTAAGGCTTATAGCCTCTGTTCTTTATTACGCCTAGCCACATATTATCTATATCAGTGAATAAGTCCATAATAGCTGTGTGGTAAGGGCGGAGTACTTGGCTAGCGGAAGCAGTTATCTGAGCCATTACGTAGGCAGTTAAGTTCTGCTGCACATTACCATATACTGCCCAGCTCATACCTCCACGCTGCATCATAGCCTCCATATCTAGTTGGGTAGTACGCATCTCAATAGGTATGGCAGGAGTAGGAATAGGACTAACACTATCATCAGGAGCCCCCTTGAAGATAGCGCCCCTCTTAAACATATCCTGAGGTCTGAGGATAGACTGACCAGAGCGGCTCTGCTCAAACCACCTAGGCTGAGCTGTATCACGTAGCAACTGCATACTGAAAGTCCACCACTTATTCCAGGAGCGGTAGATATTCTCATTAGTAGCTATAAAGCTCTGACCGACCTCAGTTACATACTTATTCATATCCTCAGTTATAGAACCGTTGTCAGGTAAGCCTCCAGTAGGGATGATAAACCAAGGTATCTGGTCAAAGTCAAGCTCAGGCTCGTCCTTGAGTATATTGCCATCCAGTATGACTATATTACGGACAGTATCGTCTAGTACCCAGTAGTCATAGCCCTTAACTCTACCACGAGCTTTAGTTAGCTGAGTCCAGCCACGCTTATGCCCTAGCCTAATAGCTTGGTCCTTAGTCAGGTTAATTCGGTGAGCTACTTCTACCAATGTATCGTCCCAGCTGGGATAGACTTCTATCGGGTTGATTACATCAGCATAGCATCCATTATCGTCTAGGCGAGCGAACACGCTAGTCCAGCCAGTGGCGAGTAGTAAGCCTATCATATAGCGCTGCCAGTTAGGCTTGCCTCCTAGCCTAAAGCGCCTATATATATCAGCCCAGGCAGTCTCAAGGAAGTCAGATACTTCTGAGGCTGGCTGAGAGAGCTGGTATGATACTAGCTCAGCAGGATAGCGGTGAGGTATTCTCATATCAAGCATATGGAGAGATAAGTTATAAGCCGCCCTAGGGTCGTTGCCTACAAAGCTCTCCATATCCTCCTGCTCAAGCTCATCTACCATTCTGATTAGCTTATACCACTCGCGGAACCTAGTATCTCGGCTACGCCAATCTTTAACTAAGGCAGTACAGCGTTTCTCTATATCTGATTTAGTCTTAATACCAAATATACTCATAGGTTACCTCCGTTTCCCCCAGGAGTTACTCCAGCCACAAGTACCTACTAAGCCACGCTCTATAGGTAAGGCTGACTTACATACTATAGCTATAGCTGCTGAGTCGTGGTAGTCGTCTGAGCCTATAGCCACAGCTCTATCTCCTACCCAGCGGATGTTATGTAGCTGGCTTACTATTCTAGAGTCGTGGGTGCGTATCTTAGTAAGGTGCTTAATCATCTCGCTAATCATATAGGGCTTAGTTCGCGGACTAGTTACCCAGCCAATCTGATTGCCTATCTTGCCAGTTATAGGGTCAGTGCGGTAGTAGAGCTCAGGATACGTCTTGAGGTGGCTAACGATGTCTAAGTTAGCCTCAGGGGCTATTACAGCTCCGTTATACCACTTGGCTAAGTTCATACATAGCACAGCCATCTTATCCTCGTCATAGAAGCCAGATAAGGTAGCGTGATGGTTATAGTCGGTGTCAGTAAAGCTCCAGACTGTTCCTACTGACTCTGATACCTTGCCTTTACCTGGGTCTATAGCTAACAGATACTTCTTGCCTTCCTCAGGAGGCTCCCAGACATCAGCGTAGAACTCGTGTATAGGAGCTGGGTAGCAGCTCTTAGCCATCTCGTTTACTATCGCCACATCATAGACCATATCACCTGCTGTGAGGAAGCAGCTCTCATCGTCCTCAGGATATTCCTGACCAAACAGTAGTCTAGTCTCGCCACTACGCCTTAAGCTAGACATCTCAGCAATCTTGTAGCGACGCCACCTAATTCGGTTATGAGCTTCTTCCTCGGAGTAGCCTAAGGTCTCGAAGCGAGTCATTAAGACTAGCTCATCAGGGTCTAGGTTCTTGAGTACTGAAGTATCATCACCAGGTAGAGCAAACGCACTATCAGGTAGCATAATATACTCCTCGTGCAGATACCAAGGATAGAAGTGAGCCTTAAATACACTCTTGCCTACTTCCAACCCTTCCTTAGCAGCCCTATACGTCTCGCAGAAGTCGTTATCCTCACCATTAGGAGTAGAGACTATCTTAACCTTAGTATTAGTAGTCAGCGGTACTCGCTGTAGAGCTGAAGCAAATATACGCTCAGCATCTCCAGGCTGCCAGAAGGCGTACTCATCTAACATTAGGTCGTGTATAGTCTCGCCACGACCAAAGGTGAAGCTTCTGGCTGAGCCTATGTAGAAGCTAGAGTTAACCGCTGGGAAGGTCATCTCAAAGGTAGACTTGTGGTGCATCTTTGGGATAGTAGGTATTCTGTCAGTTAGGTTACGATGGAAGGTGTGAGCCTTGCGGAGTAGCCGACCAGTAATGAACTCGTCATAGCTAATAATAACAGCCACAGTGCCAGGCACAGTTAGGACGTCTAGCAGAAAGTCACAGATAATCACGGAGCTAGCTCCGATCTGAGCTGGCTTGACGTAGACGTCTCTGCCAATAGAGTCGAGTAGCATACTTCTCTGTATGGCTCTCAACTCCATTGGTACTAGCTCTCTATCCTTATTCTCGATGGTTACGAGTGACTCCATTAGTAGAGCTCTATCGGATAGGAGCATATCCATAGCCTGTGCTGGTGTTAAGGTCATTATCTATATCTCCATCCTTTGAGTCCAGGGTTACCTCCAGCTCTAGCTCTAGCCACAGACCTAATAACTGGTCTGCGTAGTGATCTAAGTGCCTTATGGCTTCTTATACCTAGGCTAACTCTTGGTATTCTGCTCTTTCCTAATATACCCATTACCTTTTCCTCCTAGTCATCGTCCTTCCTCCTCTTAGGATGTCCGAAGACCTCTGACTCAATATTCTTAATCTTCTGACCATAGGTTGAAGATACCTCAGCACAGTGTACCTTCATAGTAACAGTGTCAGTTACCACCTTATCCATCTTGTCCTCTAGACCATCTACCTTGTCGCATAAGTCCTCTACCTTCTTCTCGAACCTACCATATGTCTTAGCATTACTCTTCCCGTTCCTCACCCAGGTGGCTATTAGTCCTACTGATACTATTATTACTCCAACTGCTTCCCAACTTATCGCCATCCATTCTCACCTCGCTTATCTATTCCACCCAGGCATAGAACTACGGAGTCTCTGTTGAGTAACCTGCCGTATACGTCTATATGGGTCTCTGGTACGACGCCTGCTACCTATGTTGAGTATGTGAGCTCTATAGATGTTACGGCGAGCTGCGGCTATAAATCTAGTAGTTCTTCTATTCGCCATTTCTGCTCACCGTAATCTTTTCCCTAGAGCGTTCAAGTACTAGCTTGGTAAAGTCAAAGTCGCCGCTATCCCCATAGTTCTTCATTATGGTCTGGATAGCCTCAAGTTGCTGCGGACCATAGGCAGCTCGGAGCTTGAGTAGATAATCACACTCCTGCTTGGAGAGAGTCTTATCCTCTCCCTCATCATACATACCTAGAGCTTTCTTAAGTATGCGGTAATCCTTCTCTAGTACTAGCCTGTAGTTACGCAAGAACTCTAGGTTAGCGTACTCTCTAGCTAGCTGCTTTCTATAGTGAGGTAGGTTATCCTCACACTCCTTGAACTTAGCATCATTACGCCAGAAGCTGAGGGTAGACTTAGCTACACCTACTAACTTAAGTGCTTCCTTAATCTTGAAGCCTGAGGCTCGGAGTCCTAGGTATCTAGCTCTATCATCGTCTCGGTTATAAGGCACGAATGACTGGGCTATAGCCTCAGCATCATTAGGCTCAATAGCCACTGGAGCTTTAGGGCTAATAGTGACCGAGCCTCCCACGCCTGGAGTTATAATATCTATTGCTACCTCACTTCCATTATCTCCCATAGCTAACCCCTTATATTATCGTTGTTAAGTATATTGTAACATATTAGTGGCGGATTGTCAAGGGGCGTTAAAATAATTACTATGCGATATTTATCATAACAACTCACAAATGGTGGCATATTACTATCCCATACTACATTACTCCCTATTGACATCAATATGGCTGTGTGTTATAATGTATTATAAGGAGTGGTGATAGACTTGGATATATGGATGAAGAAGTGTAAGAAGAAGTCTAAGTGCTCGTACTGCGGAGAGCCTGTTACTAATGGTGACTATATGGTGGTAGGGAAGTTATGGAAGAAGGTGGGAGCTGAGCACGCTATGCATCGAGTCTATTACTTCCGCTGGCACGTAGACTGTTGGGTAGAGCAGGGGAAGAAGAGAGCTGATGAGGTAGCTGAGAATACAATTGATATGAGGTCAAGTGGTAGACCGAGGCTAGAGCTTAGCGATACAGATAGGGCTGAGCGTAATAAGCTCCTAGCCAGGAGGTCTATGACTATAATGAGGATAAGGAGAGCTCAGGAAGCTAATCCTTACGATATAGATAGGTTGGTAAGGCTAGGTACCAAGCTCCACCAGATAGATAGCTTATTAAGTAATGTAGGAGGGCTACCAAGAAGTTGGGCAAAGAACTAGATAGCAGTTTGCCTAAGTATCCATCTGATAAGTGCCTAAGCTCTGATAGTGGCTCACATTACTTTGTGAGGGTGCTTAATGAGATATTTAGGTGTAAGCATTGTGGAGCGGCTAAGTGGCAGCCAAGTATATATGCTGATGCTTATGACTTTAGCTCGTCTATAATGTACGTAGGTATAGAGAGAGCCTATGCCAAGGAGCTTGAGCTCAGACCGCGCTTAGCCAAGGTAGTTAAAGCTATTGAGGATGATTTCAAGCTTAGACACAACGTGCCAGATGAGGTGGCTAATATAGCTATGAAGGCGCTACATAAGGGAGTTATTAGGAAGCCGTCCAGACGCAAGTCTAGGGCTAAGGCTTTGGAGGGTAGGACTCCCAGGAGGAAGTATGACTACAGAGACTAATGGTAGTACTGCCCAGCCTAGCCGCTACGGACTGGCTGAGCTCAAGTGGTTAGCTAGACCATTCCTGCTAGGACTAGCCACAGTATTGATGTTCTTAGACAAGTGGAGTAGTGGTGCATTAGATATGACTATATTTGGACTTGTCGCAGGTGCCTGGAGTGCTTGGTTTGTGAGCCGAGAGAAAGAGAAGCGCTCTGGGTAACTAATAGCTGGCAGTAGGAACTGGCACCTCTGCCAGACCTCCTTTCAATAGTGTAGCCTAGGTGAGTTTGCCCGCTTGCCTGGGCTACACTTACGTCTGGCTGGCAGGTGCTAAGCTCAGCCTAGCCGCCAAAGTAACTAAGCAAGAGTTTTGGTGCAGAATATTTGTGAGAGGGAGAAAGGTAGTAAAAATATATGGAGGCAAGAGCATACCCACCCCAGGTGGTATACATTACTATTATGATAATGTATGTGCTATACGTGGCTCTGGAAGAGTAGCACACATGTGCTAATGGTGGACTGCGGGCTAGGTAGCACAGATGTTCTATGACATAGTTGTCTTGAATTATATGTCTTGAGTTGTAATTCAAGAGATGGATTGCTATGTGCTGTGGCATTATGATATTTCAAAATAGTTAGATTGATTGCGATTGAGCGAGCTTGAACGAGAACGGGCGAGCCAGAGCCAGCTCAGCACCTGTGGTTTACCATAGTCCTGTTGACATACATATTGACTATATGCGATAATGGATTACAATAGAATATGATATAACTCAAGCTCAAGATTGAATATGGAGGTGGCTATGCCAGAGCCAGAGCGGGTATTACCTGCAGTCTGAACTCACAATAGAATAGCGTTGTGTTACCATTGGTAATGACTGAAGTAGCAACATCAGTTTTACATAATTAAACTATACGGAGGTTGTTACTATGGTAGAAGTGGATTACACCACTATGACGGAGGCAGAGCTTCAGTCTGCTATGACAAAGGCAGTGGCTGGTTCTGACTGGACAGCAGTCAAGAAGATAGCCTCGGCTATGTCAAAGATTGAAGCCGAGAAGGATAAAGCCGCCAAAGCCGAGCTACAGTCTAAACTGGCTGAATTGACTGATAAGGTCAAAGCCATTATAGACAAGGCAATCCAGAAGATGATATCTGCTGGTGAGCTTGACGGAGCCGACGGTGTGTGGTATGGCTGGGACTTCGGAGACCAGAGCGCTGGTTGTAAGCTGGTAAAGACGAAAGCCAGGGCTGGTGGAGGCGGAGGCAACGGCGGTGGTAAGCGGTATGATGTTAGTACCGCTGACCTTCTCAAAGATTATGGAGATGTCGTTGACGAGAAGTCGGGTATGACACTCCAGGCTATGTTCGATGATGCAGAGCAAGCCGAGGATAAAAAGAATGCCGTTTACAAGGTGAGGGTGAAACTTCTGAAAGCCTCGGGAAAAGTTAGTTAACCAAAATGAGCAGTGCGATAGTTGCTTAAGCACTGCTCTTTTTGCGCCCAGCAGGCAGAGACCATTTAGTGGAGTTCGGTATAGTTCAATCTAGTATAGCTATGCCAGAGACCGTGTGTGGGCGGGTAATAATAGTTGCCAAATTATGGTGCTATGTATTGACAACATCAATATGGAGTGGTATAATATGGTATATGAGAGATGATGGAGGATAAGCACAGGCATAGCAGTACAGACCGATATAGTGATGAAAGGAGGTAGCCAGTATGGAGAGACTAATAAAGGCATTGAAGGCTAGGCAGGTACTATACAACTGGTTTATGGCAGTTAATAGTACTGATATGCTCTGCCGAGATGCCTTTGACTGGGCAGATTACTGGAAGGCTAATAGTAATTAGCTAGGCTAGAAGTATGGAAGAAAGGAGGTGAGTACTAATGGCTATGAGGAAGCTGACAGTAGGCAATAACTGTGAGGAGGTATCTATTAACGATAGCGTAGCTGAGTACCTGCGTGGCTATGAGTCTATAGTCTACGTGCGTAATGCAAAGCTAGGTACCAAAGCAACTGAGCATTACTCAGACTGCTGCTGTGTAGTTATAGAGATACCTTTCCCCAGCCGCCCTACTGCCAAAGACACGCTAGCTACTATATTAGAGAAAGGAGGTAGATAGTGAAGCTAAGGGATTTGACTATTGAGGAGTTCATCAGGCTCGGCAGGGAAGAAGGATTTACTGATGAAGAGCAGCTGGTAGAGGTGTGGGAGGCTAGACCTGTAGAATGTAACTACAGTGAGCGGTCTCTAAGGGTAGCGTTCAGGCAGATGAGACAGCTGGGTCTAGAAGCTAATGCTAAGGTATCAGCAACAGAAGCACTAATAATGGAAACAGAAGGGAGGCAAAACTAATGGAGAGCAAAGATAAGGTAGTTAATCTAAGTGTGGGTGAGGACTGTGAGGCTATAGAGGTTAATCCTATAGTGAGCTTAGGTATGCTGGGAGCTAAGCTACTAGTACACAAGTGTGTTGTAAATATCACTAAGGACGGTAAGCCTAGCATCAACAAAGCCAATGGTACTAGCATAGGTCCTGCCATAGTCTTCTATATGCCGTTCGCTGACGACGAGATGGCTAGCCAGTCCTACGACAACTTGATGGCAGCAGCTAGCAGCGGCGTAGACCTAGGTGCACTAGATGACTTACTTAAGGAGGTAGACTAATGAGTAGGCAGCTATGGCAGTGTAACCACGCCAAAGTACTAGGCAGTCGTATCCGCTGCGACAAGGGCTATAAGCTAGGTAGCAGCGAGGACGGTACTATTACACTAGGTAGGGCAGCTACTGGCGAGCCACTATGCATGGCGGCTTGTCAAGAGTGCACTGACTTTGACTCTATGGGTAAGGCACTATCAGCCGATGAGCGCGGCTGGATTAAGTAACTACAGGAGGACTAAGGTGTCTGAAGAAAAGATAGTAGTAACCGAGGATAACCTAGCAGAAGCAGCCACTGAGGGTGTGATGAGTTTAGTCTGCCCTTACTGTGGCTGCAGTTTATTAGCGGAGCCAGATGCTGAGTATGTGTATTGTGATGAGTGCGATGCAGAGATTAGGGTAGTAAACTATTATATATAGAAAGGAGTAACATACAATGGTAAAGGAAATAACTAAGGGCGAGTTCATAGAGCTAATTAACAAGGAGGTAGAGGAGTTTATCACTGATAGCCGTAGCGCTGCTATGATACGAGACGACTTGGGTAGAGCTCTGTCTAATACTGAGATAGATATAATCAGGCAGGTGCTAGGTGAGCTAGAGGCTATGAAGGATAGAATGAGCTCTGACGACGGAACTATCTGTATGGCTAATATCATAAGTGCCATAGATACTAACATCATATCAGCTCTGGAGGAGATAGAAGCTCCGCTGGAATCTATGCTATTCAGGACTACCTATGGTAATGAGTCAGTAATGACTTCAAGAATGTTGGCTATCTGTCTAGGCTATGTTATGGCTAGGCGAGAGTACTCAAAGGAGGGTAAGTGATGAGAGGCTGGGTAACTACAAGCAACGGGAGGAACTGTATCAACTTGGCTCACGTATCTAGGCTAACTATCCGAGAGCACTGCGACAAGGATAAGCCTAAGTATGAACTACTAGCAGTTATGAATGAGGCGGGTGGAGTACTGTACTTATCACTATACTCCTCAAGTAACCTAGAGTACGTGCAGAGCTTTATGTATGGAGTGACTGAGATTGGAGGTGGGTAGCTATGTGTATGGATAAGGTAGATAAGATACCCAAGCACTATGGCTACGGCTATAAGGTAATCATAGATTGCAGAACAATTGGCTACGATAAGGTCAAGCCTACCTTTAGCCCAGTATTCCAGTTCACTTGTGATACCTACCGTAAGCCTGGGACTAATGGCTCTAAGCCGTTCAAGTTCAGGCGCTGGTTAGATAGCAAGGACTACCAGCCTGTTGAGTCTGAAGGACTTGAGTATATAGAAGCAGGTACTGTTGGTAGTTACCCTACTGGCTTTCATTGCTTTGCTACTCTGGGCGAAGCTAGAAGTTATATGAGTGGTCTGGAGTACTACGCTAAGCAACGGTGTGTGGTAGTTAGGGCTAAGCTATCTGACATAGTAGCCACTGGGAAAGGTATGGGATATACTAACATAGTCTGCCGCAAGATATTCTTATTTGGTGACGTGCTATCTGTAGGTAAGGAGGTATAATATGAACAGAGCACAGCGACGCAAGCACATACGGACTCAGCCTAACCCTAGGCATAGTACTACCAGACCTACTGCTTCCTCTATACTACGCGGTAGGACTCTAGCTCCTGAGTACCAGCCATCCTCTATACCTGTAATAGACGCTGACCTAGGGATAGCAGACCAGCCTAAGGAGGAGTAATGTGAGCACTAAATACAAGCCTGGCTATGAGCCTGGGGACGTACTAGAGACATACTTTACCATAGGCGACAGGCTATATGGCTATGAAGTACTAGACGACGACATTACTATTGACGCTCGTGATAGCCGCTACGCCTACTCTTGGCAGGAGCACGAGTGCCCTAGGTGCCACGCCTATGATACCTGCTACCTCAAGCCTAACCTATATAGCTTCTATAGCTACATCTGTGACTTTGTAGTATCAGGTGGCTGGTACTGTCGCGACTGTGGTCTAGTATGGCATATACTGGAGATAGGAGATTAGTATGAGTAAACAACTATATAGCTGTAAGGACTGTGGCTGGAAGGGGGCTGAGAATGAGCTTAACTACTGTACTACTATGCTATCCGTAGCTCACCATCTAGATAAGCCACTAACTGAGCTCTCCTGCCCTACCTGTGGTAGTAAACGATTAAGCAAGATTGGAGGTGATACTAATGACAAGGCTGACAAGAACGATACTAAAGTCTAGAGGTATAGCTGGGTTTGAGAAGGGTACTAGGCGTCCTGTAACTATAGATGAGCTCCCTGCTACCTTCCGCAAGACCCGTCTAATGGCGTACATAGAGCTCAAGTACAACAAGCCCATAGCTACTATAGTCTACGACGGTACTATATATGATGTAGCAGCTAAGTACGGTATAGACTTTACTACCGTATCTAAGTGGAGGAAACTGATAAGGGAGGCGACTAATGAAGCGTAATTATCCTAAGCACTGTGATACTAGCTACAACTGTAAGGTGTGCTACTACCGAGACAAGTGTGAGATACATAGCTTATCTAACTGGATAGATGCTAACAATCAGCTAGCTAAGTTTATGCTAGAGGACCATCAGCCTGATATACAGAAGCTACTAGATGAGCTACAGTCTCCTAGCCGAGTCTGCCAGTCAGTCTATCTGCTAGGCTTCTACAATGGCATAACTTACAAGCCTACTCCTATACCTACAGCCTTTGTTGATAGCACGTCTGATAACGTAGCAGACCAGTAGCCTATGGTATTGACACTTAGGTAACTGTGTGGTATAATAGATATGTAGACTATCCCTATAGATATGGGTAGTATAGTATGGTAGATTAACAACTTAGCTTGCTGGTGGCGGAATAGGTAGACGCACTGATTAGTCAGAGAAGTAGGCGGGGTTGTCCATAGACCCACTCTCGGGACCTGACCGCTGGATTAAAACGGTGGCTATATCAGATGGACTTCTAGGGTGCAAATCCCTAGCCAGCAAGTGCCAGCTACTGAGGCGGGTTTTACATACCGCATCTGCCGCTTGAGGGATACTACTCAGTATGTCGGCTGAGTGCCGCTCAGTGGATAAGCAGTGGTAGGTAGCTGGCAGGTGTTAGGTGGGGTGTTCGTAGAAACGACTTAAATGTGTTTGAACTAGCCCCACCTGATACCGAAAGGAGAAAGAGATGAAACTGCACTGGGATAATCTAACTTGGGAAGAACGAGCTGAGTACATGAGAATGAAGATGAAACCTGCTTATGGTGGACGTAGTAGTTATTTACCCGATGATTGTAGTGAGTGCCCTGTCTGCGAGCAACCCACTTTAGGCTCTGGCTGGTGCAGGTATTGCCTGGATAGGTTTATACAATTAGATGATAAGCTCCGAGGGAAGATTACCGAAAGTAAATAGGAGGTTAGAATGACAGAGCAAGAGATTAAGGAACTATGGGAGTGGTGCGGGTTTAGGTTTGTTGATGGTAAGACTTGTCCAGAATGCGGACATACTACCAGAAGTTATTGGTTACACGAAAGACTAGCAAGAAGATTGTATTTTGAAGATAGTGAAATTAAGTTTGTGGCAGGAGAAGATAATTATTATCCCGAACTTACTCTGGACAATTTATTCAAGTATGCTATACCAGAAATCAAAAGGCGTGGATTATGGCTTGAATGCCAAGATACTGGAATCATTGATTCAATTTGGTTTGATAAAGACCCTGCCGAAGCACTAGCTAAAGCAATACTGGAGGTGATAAAGGATGAGAGAGATTAAGTTACAAGCATTTGTAGATAACGACATTATTGAAGGCTATCCTGCTGCGATTTATCCAGTATTAGCTGCCGAGTGGAACGGGCAAGGCGATATATGTAAAGTAAAGTTACACCCCTGTGGCTGGATAGATGTTAAGTGGATAACACTTCGCCAATACACAGGCTTAAAAGATAAACAGGGCAAGGAGATATATGAGGGGGATATTCTTTTAGTTACTAAAGTTATCGGAACAAGAGTAGATAGAGATGGTATAGCTGAAGATTACACCCAGATATTAAATAGAAAGGTGTTTATAAGAGATATATTTACTCCTATTGTTAGTTTTGAAGGGCATTCGGACAATGGTGGCTGGTGGAGATATGATGACAACTCCATTGAAGTCATCGGCAACATCTATGAGAATCCTGAACTGGTGGAGGACTAACGATGAGCAAGATAGATGAAACCCTGTTACTAAGTGATGCGGAGATAGAGGGTATACAGGCTAAAGCTATAAGAGATGGCTTGGGGGTAAGGTAGTTAATTGGGTAAAGGTACACTTAGAAGCCCAGTTAGCCAAAGATGAAGCAAGGCATGAAGCTGACAAGGCAAAGGTTAGAGAGCAGACCTTGAGGGAAGTAGGGGAAACTATACTAAATATAATAGCAAACCCAAAACGGCTTGGTTATAGATTGCCAGAAGTCGAGGAATATTGCGAATCACTAAAAGCAGGGAGGATGCCATGAAAGAGCAAGAAGCAAAGGAGTGGGGAATTAGACTAGCTAACAAATAGCCAGAATAACTATCTGAGGTGATGCCTTTGCCATTTGAAACTATATCCGAGCTCCGCTCCTGGGAGCCTCCGTATAATCCTGAAGTAATTAGCCACGGAGTACTCCCGGCTGGTGGCAGGCTGGTAATATTTGGCGACCCTAAGTCTTGGAAGTCTAACCTAACCACAGACCTAGCCTATGCTATATCTACAGGCACTAAGTGGCTAGGCTTTAGTACTACCAAGTGCCTAGCCTTAGTATACCAAGCTGAGCTACCCAAAGCAGTGCATAAGAAGCGTACTATGAAATACCTAGATAACTGTAGCCATACTAATAGTAACTCTCCAATGCTAATGTTTAATACTGTAGACTATAACAAGCTTGACACTCTACACGGTATGGTAAACTTAGAGAAAGAACTAGCTATGGTAGAGAAGCGCTTTCCTAGCCAGCATATAGTAC